CCCCACTTCACACAGCAGCCGCGCGAAATCAAATCCGTTTCCAATGCTAAGTAGATTTTTAACATTTTCAACGAGAAGCCATCGGGGTCTATCTTCTTGCCTGCGTCCGGCAAGCAGTCGCATAATTTCGTAAAACAATCCGCTTCGCTCACCTTCTTGCAGGCCTTTTTGCTTGCCTGCGACGCTGATGTCTTGGCATGGGAAGCCGAAGCACCAGAGGTCGGCGGCTGGAACATCATAAGACTTAGTTGCTCGAACATCATGCGATTCCCACTCTCCTTCCGTATCGTACATAGCTTTATACGCCGTCCTGGCGTACTTATCAAACTCACAGAAGCCGACGCATTTATGCCCGGCTTGCTCTAAGCCTAAGCGAATACCGCCGATTCCTGCGAAAAAATCTACGAATCTCACATCAATGCCTCCGCTCCATATAACATCAACGCCAGCTGCCGCACCAGGCGCGTACGCCTGCGCTGGATGGTCGAGAGCGATACACCTTCACGCAGCGCAATATCATCCAAAGGCACGCAGAAAAAATACGCCTGACGGATAAGGTCTACCGCCACCGCATCCTCGCTTGCTTCCAGCCTGTTCAAGATTCGGTCAATTTTATCAACTTCCGCCTGATCACGGGCCAGCTTAACTTCTACAGCCATAATGCGTGCCTGCTGCTTCTCTTCGGGCGTCAGGCGAGAACTTGCGCCGCCCCAGCAGGTAATGTCTTTAGATTTCTCCGTGACACGCTCCGCCTTCAGGTCGCGGATATCAAGCTTGTACTGCTCAATGTTCGCGCGCAGCGTCGAGTAAGCATACAGCCTTGCTTCCGTCGCCTTGTAGCAATCCTGCGGCTTAGGCTGGCTATTTAAGGCAGCCAGCGTTGCCACAACAGTATCATGTATCAGTTTTTTGTTGTCCACCTGCGCCACCTCCTATGTGTAAAAATAAATTCAGTAGCAGCTCAGAGTGGGGAGCAAGCAGCTCCCTCGCCTCCTGCTGAGTCACCGTCGCCTCGTTAGCCATGACCAGGCGCAGGCCGAAGCGTGCACTAGGCAGCAGCTCTGCTCCAGCAAAGCGCAGACCGATGAGCTTAACATACAGCTTGTGATCATGGCGGGCAGCGCTTGGTAGCAGCTGCCCCCAGAACTCGCTGTCGGCATAACCAGGCCACGGATCACTTACCACGCTGCCTAAGCTTAACCAACCAGCCATGGATATACTCCCCCATCTTCTGACGCAGGTCGTCCGTCATCTCGCAAATCGCCAACGCCTCCTCGGAGCTGCGTGCGATACCGGCATTGGCACCCGCTGCCAACATCGCCAACAGGAACACGCACTGCTGCAGCGTCGGCTTGCCGGTTGCCGTCTTGCACTCGATAAAGATTGCCTTGCCCGACGGATACGCTACGCCAGACAAATCGCTGTAGCCTTGCGGCGGTCCGCTCTTAAACCAGCGGCTGCGCTTGTTCTCAAGGTCAAGCGTCGCCTGCGTCGGCTGCGTGCGGTACAGATAGCCCTCGCCAACATTGACGCGGAAAATCTTGTGCCCTGCAGCAGACACCGCGACCTCAATCTCCTTCATGATTTGAGCTTCAGATTTATTCAAACTTTAACCTCCTGTATTCATCCTGACGCAGCAGGCGGATAGCGGCACTGCGGTACCGTTCCGGTACTACAAGCCCCAGCTCCACCGCCTTGTGCAGCGACCAAGCGAACTTAAAAACCTTGCCATCAGCACGTTTGTGCGTAGCACGGAACAGCTCCAGCTGCGCCCATGACTTACACTCGATGTGTTTACTATACGGCATGCGCGCGACTTCCTGCAGGATGATGTCCTCCACGACCTCCGGACCTTCGCGCTCTTCTTTCTCCCACACGTAATGACAGAGAGGGCACTCGGTGACCGCTGACTTGACCACGGCAAAGCAATTCGGGCACTGCTTGACGCTGAGCTCCTGCTTTTTCTTCTTGGCTTTGGATTCCAGCGACCACTCTCGCACGTCATCCGGCAGACCGTGCCGGGTGAAATTGCCCACATGGTCCAGGATCAGCGCAACCTTATCCGGATTGTTGGGATTGGTGCGCATCGACCTCATCGACTGCTGTATGTGCAGCGTGAGCGACTTGGTAGGCCGCATCAGCACCACGCAATCACAGTCAGGTACGTCAAAGCCCTCGCCAAACAAATCAACGTTGCAAAGTACTGTGACCTCACCGCGCCGGAACCCCTCTACGGCGGCCTGTCTTTGCGCCTGCGGCGTTGTACCGTCAAGGTGCATAGCATTTATCCCCTGCTCCCTAAAAGCGGCCGCTGTGCCCTCGCTGGTGGCGATAGACGAGCAGTACACAATGGTCTGCTTGCCCTTGGCCAGCTGCAGCCAGTTCTCAACCGCACTGCCAAAGATAGCACGCCTATTCATGAGAGCTTCAACCTCGGCCTTGTCGTAGTCGCCGCGTTTAGTATGCAGCTTGCTGGCATCCGCCAGCTGAACGCCGTAGTATTTGTACGGTGCCAGATAATGGTTCTGGATGAGCCACTCGGTACTCACTGACTCGATGAGCTCTTCAAATACGGCTCCCAGACCACCCTCGTTCATCCTTTGCGGCGTGGCGGTAAAGCCTAAGACGACGGCACCAGGAAAATGCTGCAGGATAGACAAATAACTCTGCGACAGGATGTGGTGCGCTTCGTCAACCAGAATCAGTTTCGGTTCCGGCGTTTTGGCCAGCCTGCGACAGACCGTCTGCACCATGCCTACGGTACAGAGTGAGAAGTCTACGCCGCACGCCGTGAAGGTGTTGGTAATCTGCTGGCACAGCTCCTTGCGGTGCACGACGAACAGTACCCTGTTACCGCGTGCCGTGGCGCTGGCGGCGATGTTGCCCTGGATAACGCTCTTGCCACCGCCGCAGCCCAACACTGCACACACGCTGTGCCGCCCCTGACCGATTGCCCTGCGGATATTATCCACCAGCTCCTGCTGGTAGGGACGCAGCTGAATCATTTTGCAATAGGCTCCCACTTGTCGCAGCCATCGCAATGGTCGCAGGCGCTGGTATCGCGATTAGCGCAGTCATTGCACATAGGATCACGCACCTGCAGGGGACGGTGACAGTCCTGCGGAATGGCTTTAACGTCGACAGTTGCTTCATCAGCCTCCTGCTCTGCGAACATGTCCTGCTCACCGCCGCAAGGCTTCAGGACGAACTCCCCGAGGTCTTCGTCGTATTCCAGATACGTGTTAGGCAGGGAGACAGCACCGGCATTCTCCAGCTTCTCCGTGTAATTGGCGGTAACCTTGTGCTTGAACAGCGGCACTGCAATGTCTTTACCCATTGTTTCGGAATAGGTTTCGGTTAAGCTGACGGACAGCTTCATGCTGATAGAGCCATCAGCGATACGCCCAGCAAAGAGCTTCTCCAGCAGCTGCTGCAGGAGCTCATCAAAATCGGCCTTCATACCTCTAAACGTGTCAGACTCCAGATTCAACATCAGATATTGCTTATTCATGGGGAGCCTCCTGCTGCAGATACATGCGGATATACGCGTTGATTTTCAGGAGATTGTCAGTGTCGCCAGACGCGGCAAAGTCATCGACCAATGCATTCAGCATTGCGGACAGCTTAGTGTTCTGGCTCGCTACATGCTGCGGCTCGTTTTGAAGCGGGCGATTGCTACGTGGCGGCTCGTTTTGAAGCGGGCGATTGCGATAGCTATAACGCATTGCATCAACAGTAGACTCCGACACCTTGAGAATAGCGCAACGCGGGTACTGCATGGTTGCAGCTTCTTCCACCTCATCCAGGTGGTTCACCATCAAGTTCATATACGCTTGTGCGTCTTCCTTCTTGGCACTTGTGTAGAAGCAATATTCGCTGCCATAGCCGGTGCAGTCTGCAATAACGTTAAAATTGCCAGCATAACGTACGATTTTTAATGCACCGATATTCTTAGAGTTCACATAGTCTCCGTTTTTTGTTTTGATATACATTTACATACCTCCTAACTTCTGCAGCGCCCATACAGCACTACAGCCAACTAACACCGTCAGGCTCACCATCCACACAATGCTGATCAGCACTGCAAACACCAGACAGATTTTACTTAACATCACATTTCACCCCATTGACCTTGCACGCAAACCGGGCGAGGCAAACAGCAGCTTTGACAAAAGCCTGTGCCACCATCATACAGCAGCATCCCACCGCCATAACCAGCCCTGCAATACAATCCCGTAACATGGTACTCAAAATTTTAAATAACATCGTTTTCCTCCTTTAGCTGACCTTTTGATGTTAGCTCGCTAACCTTCCAGATAACCTTTTAAAACCCTATAAGCCGCATGGTTGAGCGATTTTTCAGTTTTAGCTAACAAGCTAACGTCATTTTTGAAAGAATATCGATATATATTATTTTTATTTCCGCCCTAGTCTAAAGCAGAAAACTCCATACGTATATATCTAATTATGTTAGCTAATGTTATTATGTTAGCTAAAGGTTTATAAGCCGCATGGTTGAGCCATTTTTTTAGCTAACCTTTAGCTAACATTGCTAACCTTTTACATAAAGAGCTACATAATTTGCTCTAACATGATTCAGGGAATATAGTCCGTAAAACCTTCCCTGCGTCGTTTTCAGCAGATGACCTGCTTCAGCCCATTTTTTCTTTAGAGCAGCATAGTCAAAACCTTTCTTTTCTAATTCTTCCTCAAGAACGGTTTTATTAATTAGGATTACGCCATTATTCTTACGTCTGCCCCAGTAAGCATATCCGGCAAAATCGTGAAACTCAGTGTCGAATTTGTCGGCATTGGCACCTATGACGTCAACAATAAGGTTAAATGCCCGCTCGCTCACATCAACTTCAGCCTTGCTCTTAACGAAGCCAACTATATCCTCCGGAGTCAGCACATCGCCAGGATCAGCAAAGATAGCCTTGCTCGCAATCGCATCCGCCTGCAGCATAAGAGCCATCGCCATGGCCTGCTTCTCGGTCGTATCTGTTACTTCCAGTATCAGACGCATAATCTCATTGTAATCAGCCGCAAGATTCTTCCCTTCCAGCGCTTCGATAAACGCCCTGCCTGCACAGCCAAAGTGCTGCGTGATAAAATTAACCACAGCATTGCCGTTTTTAATTATCTGCTGGTCGCACTCTATCTCGACGACGCGGTTTTTTACACCGCCGCCGGACTGAGACTTAGTGCAAGGCTCTTCGCCGGTAAACACAAAGCTGTTCAGCCAGGACTTCTGCCGCTGGAAGGTCGCGTTCGTCATACGACCGCGGTCGAGACCTTCGGTGACGCGCATGATCAGCGTGTCATAATTTTCAAAGCGGCTTTTAATCGTCTGTAGCTCATCGCCAAAGAACGGCAGGTTACGCAAGATAGATGCTGTGCTCATCATGCTGTTGACCGTCATATTCATGGTCCGCACCAGCTTGCCCATGCCCGGATTACCCCAGACAGACGCAGCCACCATCATGGCCACGGTCTTGCCGCTGCCGGTTCCGCCCCAAAGGTGCAAAACAAATGGCAGCGCAGATACGCGCTCGACCAGCACGCTCGCAAAGCTTGCAGCCAGGATAAGGCGCATATAGAGGTTCTGCCGGAGCGGTGCGACGTAGGCCGCCCATTCTTCCAGCGTGCCTTTGCTGGAGACTGCCTGCACCAGAGATTTATACTGGTCCTCACAGTCCAGTTTGACTTCATCCGTGTACGGCACAAAGCCTGCATCGGACCAGCCCATGTGGTCAATCGACTTCACCCGCGGCAAGATGTCCGGGTTCATGGCGATGACCTCTGCCAGATACTTCACTAGCAGACCGGCGTTGTCGCTGTTTACTTCAACGCCATTATCTGCCAGCAGGATTATTTTGTTTTTGTTGGCCAGCACAGAGCGCGGGACCACCACGCTCTGCCAGCCGCCATTTTTAAAATACGCAAGCCTGATTTTTTCTGTTTCATCCTCCACGTTCACCAGCAGCTCCGTCGGCATGATGGGGATGGGACTCGCGTATTCATTTTTAAACTCCGTCCCCACCTGCACCGACCGATATACACCATTGGTGGATGTGGACCAATTACCGCACCGGAGAGCAAAGAGCTGCTGCGGAAATTTGGTCAGATTATCTGACCTTATACCCTTAGCTGCCTGCTGCTGCAGGTACGCTTTCCAGCAACTCTCAAACTCCCTCTTGCAGCACAGCTCCCCGGCACGGAACCGTGCCATGGAAAGCACCTGCTGACGCTTGGACGGCTCTGTGAGCGCCGCTATTGCCTCCAGAAGCGCCTCATCGATAAGGCTGAACCTGTCGCACCCCTCAAAGAATTCTCTGTCCAGAGAGAGCACCACAGGCCACTCGTAGGCTTCGATTGCTTCGGCTGTGCCACCGGCAGCAAAGTAATCTGCGATGTCACCCTTAGGCGGGCAGTCAGGCCACAGCTTTGTGATGTCCATGACCTTCGCGCCTTGCCAGGCTGCAGCATAATCGGTGCCCTTCTCATCGTTGTCCGGGATGACGATACGCTCTGCATAAGATTCCAGCAGCGCCTTGTCCGTCGAGCTCAGCTTGATGGCCTTCTGGGCTCCGGTATTGCTCGTGGTTGCCAGCAGCCCGTGCTGCATCATGGCGTCAGCACACTTTTCACCCTCGACGATGTATAACCTTGTGCTCTGATGCATTGCTAGTGCATCTAAGTTATATAAGTTGTTACATCCTTCGGGTTTGGTATACACCGTGCGCCCTTCGGCATTGACATATGCAAAGCTGAAAACCTTGTGCCCGTCGGCCCATTTGCGGCGGCGCTTATAGTAAGCTTCCGTGCCGTCGGGATTACGGTAGATATGACGGTAGTCCTCAACAGGCTTTGCCGTCTTATAATCTACAGACTCCGGTTCGGTAGGCTTTGCTCCCAGACGGCGGAACTCTCTCAGGATGTCCGCACCGGGAGCGTTGCACTTCTGGCAATAGACCAGCAGCGTGCCGTTTTTCTCAGTCACATACAGATGACCTTTTTTGCCGCACAGCGGGCAATCAGCGATAAGCTGACTGCCTTTTTGCTTGGCTCCCACAAGGTAAGGACGGATATCGTCAAGATGCAGCTCAGAACGGGATGTCCGCATCGTTTACACTGCTGCAAGGTGTGTAGGACGTAGGAGCTGCATTATTAGCCGGAATCTCGCCTTCATACTTCTTGATAGGCGGCACCTTGAAATCGCCCTTTTGGATACGCTCTACAGAGCATAAGGTGTGCACCTTAAGTCTTACGTTCAATTTGCCGTTCCAGACGTATTCTTCTTGTCCAAGTACAGCGCCGACGACCATACCACAGAACTGCTGCTCATTTCCATTAAAGCGGTCTGCTACAAAGCCAGCGTTGCCGCTCTTTTCCAGTGCCACCAGGAAAGATTTGAAGAAACCCAATGCGCTATCTTTATAGCTACGGATGAAGCTGAACAGCGGAATTTTGTCACCGCTGCGTTCCTTGCGTTGGCCATAATAACCAACAAATTGCTCGTTGGCCTTGTCTGCTACGCCTGCAATATCGCAGTAAATTTTCAGGTACTGCTTGTCGGCGTGGTCCTCGACCGCGCAGATGGCCAGCACATAACCACCAGCAGGCGGCGCTGCATAACCCTCACTTACAGCCTCAACATTTCCCCAGTTAAGCTTTTTCATTTTTCTTTGCCTCCTCGTTAAATCCATAATACTCGCGGATAGCTGTATCCACGGCCTTCAGGTCATTGTCAATCTTGAGCGCGAACATCTCCATTGGCGACTTCGCGGGAGTGAAACCATCGCTCTGCGTGGTAAACCAATGCGCCTTACCGTCGGTCTCAGCCAGCAGCACGATGCTAAACAGGCCCTCTAGAGTGAGCTGATTGTCCAGCATCTTGCCCGAAGTTTTGGCTTTGATGTGACCAGTATCATCGCACTCCGTGTGATGCAGGAGATACACGATAGTATCATCGGTCGTATGGTCGCGTATCAACGCCAGCAGATTGTAGAAATTCAACGCACAGTCGGTAAACTTCTGGTACCCGACCTCCTTCGCGCGAGCAAACATGTTGAACGCCATGAGGTACTGCGAGTCATCAATAACATAGCAGCGCAAGTTGTTCTTCACCAACGTTTCCTGGATGACCTGATACGTCGCATGATTTACGACCTTCAGCCGCTTCTTGAATGGCAGTGGCTTGCTCGCCACATTGAACACGCCAACCTCCGTCGGCTCAAAATTGCGCAGGCTCGTAGACTTGCCAGAACCGGACGCGCCTAAAATCAATACAGGCATTCCCATAAAATCACTCCTTGTAATTTTCTTTTAATCTTGCCATCAGCGGACATTTCGGATGCGGCTTACTGCGCCATGGTTCCAGCCCTAAATATCTGCCAGCAGCATCAGGCTTGCTTAATTTGCACCAGCTACGTGTACAAATATCGCCAACCCCAACTGTTTTACACTGAGGGCAATTCTTGCATAACATAACAAATCTCATTTTAAAGTCATATTCAGCTTCTGAATAACTTCAGCGCCCGGAATCTCCATGCCGGCTTTGATGGCCTTTTTGATTGCCGTCTTGTCAGCATCAACAGAAACCTTGGTGCGTTTGAACTCTTCAGGCACTGCATCAATATTCAGCACGTTGCAGATTTCGGACTTGCGCCACGTAATCTTGCAGCGGGGAGTTTCAAACTTCTCGCCATACAACGCCCCGGCCAGATAAGCCTTGCAGCGCTCGACTTCTTTTCTAATTACACCGGAGCGATGACTGAGAGTATTGGCTTCGGCGTCGATGGCATCGGCCTCGGCAAGCTTGTTCTTGATGTAGCAGCACATGCCTTCAATCTTTTGGTCGCGCTCCATCTGCAGCGCTTCGAATTGCTGCAGGTTCAGGATTTCGCCGTCTTCAGTGTCAACCACGTGCTCTTCATCCAGCTGGATGCAGGCTTTGATTTGATCTTTAAGCTCATAGATGTTAGCCATGTTACTCAGCCTCCTTGCAGCTGGGGACAGCGAAGTATTCCGGCATATCAGAGTTATTGCCAGCAGGCGGCAAGTCCTCGGTCAAAGCCTCAAGTTTAGCCAGCTCCTGTTGCTCTTGATAAATTGCACTCCATTCATCAGTGCACAAGTTGTTCATTTCTCTAATAATCGCCTGCATGCGGTTAACGAGACTCTTGTACTCATCGAGCATATCATCAATAAGCGCTTCGTCCATATTCCAGCGTTCCAGCAGTTCTTTCTGCGCTCTAACACTGCGCAGCTCAAGCTCAAGCTTTTGACAGAATGCTGATGTTTTCGTTCTAATCATTTTTGCACCTTACCTTTCTTTTTTTTGTGGTGGATTAAATTTTTTATACATAGCCCTGCAATAAGGGCAAGCATACGGTTCTTTAGCAAAGCGGCTCACTATCCACTCTTGACCACAAAACATACAGTCTACGTAGTGGACGCCGCGGGCATCGATTCTCATTATTTAGATGCAGCAACCTCTATGGGAATCAGTACGATGTCCCCTGGCTGCAGCGTGTCCTTCAAGTTGCTGATTTTTTTGGCGTAATGGATGACCTCGCGGACATCGCGGCGGTCGCCCTCGCGGTCCATGACGTCGCTGACCAGATGCCAAAGAGTATCGCCCTCTGCAGCAACAACACGGACCACGTAGCGTTCTACAGGCTGAGGATGGGTATAGTCCCACACCTGCCATACACAGCAGGCCATCAGCAGAATGAATAACAGCTTTTTCATACCATCCGCCTCCTAAACGACTCCATAGTGCTCAGCACCCAGAGTCTCAATATACTTTCTCAAGCCAGCTACCGGGATAACTGCCTTATTGCCGATTTTAAAGACCGGGAACTTTGGGTCCTGCATGAGCTTCACCATCGACGCTTTACCAATGGCCGTTAACTCACAGGCCTTATCAAGAGTTACAGCGATAGGTTCCATAATTACCTCCGTTGCATTTTACGCAACGCTACGTGCAAAAAAAATTTTTCCCGCTTCTTCACAGGTTAATTTCAAAGCATTAGCAATTGCATACATTACATTAGTTTGAGGTTTAGTTTTGCCAGCCAACATTTTACTAATAGTATCACGGCTAACATTTGCTGCTTTTGCAAGGTCTACAATATTTATAAACCCATTTTCAATCATTTTTTGACGCAACAACATTACATTAATGCCATACATTTTCTCACCGCCTTTCGTTGCGCTTTACGCAACTATAATACCATGATTAAAGCTATTTGTCAACGCATATCGCGCAACTTTTTTTGCAAAAAGTCGATTCCTTGTTGCATTTTGCGCAAAAGTAATTTATAATGATGTTAACGTAATTATAGGGAGATTATAGGGAGGCAAGCCATGGAAATAGGAGAAAATATAAGAAAATACCGTGAAAAACACGGATTATCTCTTACAGATTTAGCTCAAATAATTAAATCTAAAATAGGTAAATTGCCAAATAAAGCAACTTTGCAAAGGTATGAATCTGGGGATATTAAAAATATCCCCTATGATATGGTTATACTCTTGGCAGAAATTTTTAACGTTACTCCTTCCCAACTAATGGGATGGGATACCCCAGAAAAGCCTAAAAATGATATTCAAGAACTGTACAACAAACTTAGTCCTGCAGCGCAACAGCGCGCTCGTGAATATTTTGAGGATTTACTTTCAAATCCCAAAAACCTGCGGAACCAATAAAGGAGGTGTATTAATCTAATGGACAGTGAGCGACTCGAATTACTAAACGAGGACGCTCAGGTGGAATTATATCTTTTTATCTTAGGTATTCTGGCGGCAGAAGAAACTGCCGCCACCGCTTGAAACTTCCCCACTAAAACAAAAAAAGTCGCCACCGAAGTGACGACAACGATATTTTTAATCTATACATAGTTTACCACAAAACTATTAAAAGGGAAAGTTTTCTCAATAAAGAAAATGTGAAATGAGGATGGCAAATGCTTAATGAAATCATTAGCAGCATAAGAATCAGCTATAAGCTACTAACTAGCCAAAAAGAAAGGAAAAAGTATGCTAATAAAGCGTTAAAGGTCATACATAAAAAAGCTGAAAATTTTTTTCCTTCTAATAACGAACCAAAAAGCTGGCAGGAAGTTTTTGCTGCTTCATCAGGAAAGCAAGCTAATAAGGCACATAAACTTTTGCAAAAGGAATCTAAGCGTTTGACAGGTAGCACCAACTATAAGTCATTTAAATTTGCTAAGGCTAGAGCATCTGCTGCCGGATGTCATTGGTATATATGGCGGACATGCGAAGATTCAAGAGTAAGAAATAGCCATCAAGAAATGGCAGATGTTATAGTTAATTATAAAGAACCACCTAAAAAACTTGGCTATCATGCAGGCGAACCACCAGATTGTCGTTGTTATGATGAAACACTAATAAGAGCAGACCAAAGTAAATGGCCTGCTAAAGTTTATTACAAAGGAAAAATACAAAAAATGAGCTTGCGTGAATTCAAAAATATTTGCAAAGACGATATATTTTAGAGATGTCAAATAAAAAAACCGCCCGTGTTCCCAGCACAGGCGGATGTGCTCTCAATCCACCACGAAAGAGAGCAAGGTGCAATGTAAATTAGCCACACTACATTTGCACCTCCATTGTATCACACAAGGAGGTTTTACACAATGGCAAAATACAAGAAACGCGCTGATGGACGCTACGCCACCACAGTCACCTACCTCGGCAAGAAGTACTATTTTACAGCCAAAACATCTGCAGAGCTTGACCGCAAGGTGCAGGAATTCAAGATTGCCAAACGCAGCGGGACCTACAGCAGCGGCATGCTGCTCAAAGATTGGTGCGATCATTACCTGGTTGTCCAGCACGCAGCCATACGCAAAAATTCCTGGGCAACGATTGAGTCTCACATCCGGGTGCACATCAAGCCAGAGCTCGGCGACTTCCCGCTCTGCAATCTGCAGCCAGCCAACATCCGTGACTTTATAGCCGCACTTTCCGCAAAGCTTGCCAGCCGCACCGTTGAGCATATCTACGTAACGCTCAAGGCTCTGCTTACACAAGCAGTAATTGATGGTGTGCTTGCAAAGCATCCCATGCTCCAAATCAAAAAGCCAAAGGTTACCCGCAAGCGCGAGTGGGTGGCTCTTACCCAGGCACAGGTAACAAAGCTGCTCTCCGTCATCACTGATCCCGCGCACCAGCTGCTCATCAAACTTGCAGCCACCAGCGGCATGCGACGCAGTGAGATTCTTGGTTTACGCTATCAGGACGTAGACCTGGAGCGGTGCACGTTTACTGTCCGGCAGACCAATCTGCGCATTAAAGGTGGCGGTGAGATTGGCGCAAGCACGAAAACAGAGGACAGCTGGCGCACTGTGAGCCTGCCTAAGGCGATTCTTCCGCTCATTAAGGCACAGATAAGGACCGTCCGACTGCAGGCCATGAGCGACGCGCTGTGGCAGCCATACGGCCTCCTTTTTCCGGGAGAGCACGGCAGACCGCTCAACCCAGACGCAATAAGCAAGCTCGTCAAGCGCTACGGCAAAAAAGCAGATATGCCGAAAGACTTCTGCCTCAACAGCCTGCGTCACACCAGCGCCTCGCTCCTGCTGCAGCACGGTGCCAGCTACAAGACGGTTCAGCAGCGCCTCGGCCACAGCACTGCCAATCTGACGCTCAACACCTACAGCCACGTAATGCCTGGTGACGATGAGCGCGCAGCAGAAACCCTGGCTAACATCATATAAGCATAAAAAAAACCCCGCCTTGAAGCGGGGTATTTTTTATGCTCTGTTTTCCGGTACCCAGGCAATAACGGTACCTTTTTCTGCATCCACCTTCATCCGGCGACAATCAGGATACTCGCGTTCCCATTGATCAATGGACATCTCACGTGGCAGGCAACCAGCAACGCAGGCATTCCATGCTTCAGCGAGACATGCAGCGCAAAGAGATTTCTTCAGGCCAGCCAGCTTCTGCTGGCGGACAGCAGCACTGCCAACCAAATCAACATCAGCTTCATGCCCGCAAAAATACTGCACATGTGCTTTCAT